GCATATCTTTTTCCTGGACCTTTATTATAGGTAGTGTAGAAACCACTAAATTTAGTATTATCAGTTGCATCAACATCTAATCCGATGAAATGATTTTTTGTTGTAATATCTCCACTTGCTTCAATATTATTTAATACCATATCTGCATATTCAAATGAATCACTATTTGTATTTAATGAATTAGTTGGTTCAGAAGTTAAATTATGAAATAATTTATATTTTTTATCATTTGCATCTCTAATTAAACCAGAATATTTAAAAATATCATTATCTGTATATTCAATATAAAAGCCACTATCTAATATATCATTTTGATTATTTTCAGATAATTTTATAACTGAATTTGTAATATTTAAATTAGTAGATTCTACTGTGACAGTATTACCTTGAACATACAAATCACCTCTTACATTTAGATCACCACTGATATCTAATTTATATTCAGGAGATGAATTATTTATACCAATATTACCATTACTTCCAATAGTTAACATTTCATTATTATTATTTATTAAAATTAAATTTTCTTCTTGATTTTTGTATATTTGAGTAGATGATGTACCGAGAATAATTCTAGGATTTGAACTCATTATAAATAATATATATTAAAAATATATATTATAAATTTTATTTAATTTAATTTTGTTTATTTATATCAATTGTATATTTTCCTCTTTTTTGTATTTGATCAACTGTTTTATTAGTTCTTTTTTCTTTAATTTTATTATAATTTTTATAATGATAATCCCAATATTGTTTTGAACCAACTTTAAAATTTTCTCTCATATCAGCTTTATACCAATAAACTTGATCTTCTAATTTATTTGTATCAGAATTATTATTTAAAATAAGACATTCGTGTTTTTGTAGTGAATCCATAACTTGACAAAACATACCAAAATCTGGAAACATACCTGCAAAATTTTCATAAATCTTTTTTCTATTTGAAATATAAGGTTCTCTCATAATAATTGTATAATCAATATTTGAACGTAATGCTGGAGGTACACCGAGTGGATATTGCATTGTTAAAAAAAACATAATTTTATAATGACGCCCGTTCATAAAAATATTTCTAATTGGTTTTGTTCTAGACCATGAATCATCATATAAACAATCATCTAAAATTAAAAAAACTCTAGGATCAATATTTGGATTATCTGTTTTTTTTTTTATTTCTAATATTTTTTTTTGTCTTTTAATTATATCTTGTACAATTTCTTCTTTAAAATCAGTGAAAATATATGATTTAGGTACGAAATCTTGAAAAAAAGGTGATGCTTCTTCTGTTGCAGAAATAACAGTACCAAATGGAATATCTCTATTGCGATATAGTAAATCCCTTAAACAAAAACTTTTACCAGTTCTTCTTCTTCCAATAAATACAATAACAGCATCATCTTTTATATTATTAAGATCAAATTTTTTTAGATTTAATTTATAACTCATATCTATATAAAATGATATATTTAAATTATTAATATAGTTTATATTATATAGATGAATTGGTTTAACTTTTTTTTAAAATCAAAAAATAAAAATAATAATACAGATTATGGTTTAAAACATAATGAACCGAAAGAAGAAGAAATATTAAATTTAAAAATTCCATTATTAAAAAAATTTGAAAATAAAAAATTATCATTAAAAAATATCAATAAAAAAAAATTAAAAATATCACATTTAAATTTAAAAAAAAAAATATTAATAATAAATAATTTTATAAATTTAGTTAATCAAAATTCTAATTATAAAATAAATATGATAAAAGATTCATTAAGTATTTTGCTAGAATCAAATAGAAAAAAAATATATTTAATTTCATTCTATAGTGAATTTTCAGATAAAGAACATATAAGACCATTTAATATATTTTTTATTTATATTGATAATAAAAATACAAAAGAAATAAATTTAATTGATAAAATAGCATATATTGATATATTAGGTAGTAAATCATTTTCTGATATTTCTTATGGTTCAGATTATAAATTATTTGAAGGGAAATTAATAAATATTTTTAAAAAAAAACCATTGAAATTATTATTAAATCAAACAAAAATAGATAATTATTTAAATAAAAAAGAATATATATCAAAATATAGTTATGAAAGAGGTTTTCCAAAAAAAAAGTTTAATACAATTGAACCAATATATCAATATCCAAAAAAATCATTTAAAATAAAAATAGGAGAAAAATGTCTTAGTGATATAAATAATAAGATTATAATTACAGATTGTGATAATTCAAAAAAATATAATCTAACAAAAAATAATAAAATTATAAATAATAATAAAGATTGTTTTACATATCATAATGATAAAGATATTACATTTACACCATGTAATACAGAATTAAATTGTAAAAAAAATAATTTAATAAATAATTGTAAAATTATTAAATTTCGAAAATATGGAGGATTAGAAATAAATAAATTAAATAAATGTTTAGATGATGATTTAACATTAAAAGAATGCAATGAATCAAAAAAAATATTTTTATTATAAAATTTACTTAAAACATATATAAATATATTATTAATAATAAAATGAATAATTCAAATAATTCAGAATCAGATGATAATAAATGTCCTATTTGTTTAGAAAATATGCAAACTAATGTAAGTTTATATTGTAATCATTCAATGTGTATCGAATGTTTTTTAAAAAGTTTAATTCATTTAAATGCAAAATGTCCATTATGTAGAGACATGATAACTGAATCCGAATGCATACTATTAAAATTTAATGAATATTTAAAAAAAATCAATGATATTAGAGTTGAATTATTAAAAGTAAAATGTGAAAATGCAGAAAATATATTAAAAAATAAAAAATTAGAAAAAAAATTAAAAATTTATAGTAATATAAGTTTAGCAATGACAAAACATGTTCAATCATTAATTGAATTGGATGGTAATAATATTAATAATAATATTAATAATAATAATCAAAATTAAATAAAATTTACATTATATAAAATGTTATAAAATGTTAGTTATTGCAATTATTGGATTATCTACATTAACAGTTATTGGAACTGGTTATATTGTAAAAAGTATTAAACATTGGAAAAAAGATGCAAATAAAAATAAAAATTATAAGAAATCAGTAATTAAAAATTTAGTAAAAGATAAAAGACCATTACAATCATCTTATAGTCAGGATTCATTTGATTATTTATATCTATATGATGAAAATTAAAGAAATGTTGTATTATAAATATATTAAAATTGAAATTATTTTTTATATTAAATAGTTTCAATGTTAAATATTTTTGAAAAAAAAGTTTATGATAAATATTATAATTTAGAAATATTTCATGATGCGAATAATGAATTTGAAAAATATTTAAAAAAATGTAAAATTGTCCAAGAAGATATGAATTTTGAGGATTTTAATATTTCAACAATTACATGTATAATTACTATAGCAGATTTTTTAAATATTAAGGTATTATATGAACAATTAGAAATAAGTAATGATATAATATATTTAGAATATAAAAATAAAGTAAAAGGTGAAAAAAAAAAGAAAATAATTAAAGAAACAAATACAAAAGATAAAAGAATGAAAAAAAAAGGGAAAACTTTTGCAAATCAATTAAGTATAGGTTTTAATTGTATTAGACATAATCATAAAAAACCAATATGTTTAAAAATATTTTCGAAAGGAAGTATGACTTTAACTGGAGTAAAAGATAAAGAAGAGATAGATTATGTACTAGAAGTTTTAATTAAAAAAATTAAAAATATAAATATGGAATACAATTATGGTAATAAAAAAATTATTTTATATCCATATAAAAATTTATTAGATAACAATAAAATTATAAAAAAAATAGAAACTGTAAATGGTTCATTTAAATGTAATTTTAATATAAATTTAAATAAATTAAAAACAAAATTAGAAGAAGTATATTCAACTAATGAATTATATATAAAAAGTAACAGATCTGCATTATTAGAATTAGATCTTTTAATTTATAATGAATACGATAAAAGAAAAAATAAAAATAAAACTCCTAAAATATCAATATATGGTACAGGTTCAATTGTAATAAATTCAATTAATGAATATTTTATTAATAAATCATATGAATTTATAAAAATTTTTTTAGAAAATAATTATAATAATATAGTTGATAAAAATTATATTTTTAATTTATAAAATAACCTTGTGATTGATTTAGTGTTTTTATTTTTAATAAAAATGAATGGTCTAACCCACCAAAATCATATAATGAATTATTATAATTTAAAAATCTTACATTTAATTGTGATAATTTTGCTAATGGTGGTGAAAACTGTGTAACTACATCATAATCATTTGAATTTTTAAAAAATTTATATTCATTTAGATTAGTATCTAATGGTATTTTTGCAAATGAATTTTGTATAGAATTTTTAATACCATCAATATTAAAAAATTCATCAATGTGTAAAAGAATATATGTTGGTCCATGTAAGTTATATTGATTTTGTGATGTATAAGTATTACTTCCTGATAAATTAGATGGTAAAAATCCTATTGTTTTTCCAATCGAATTTTCTTTATATATTGTTCTTTCTGTATTATTATATTTTTCTAATCCTCCATCAAATAATAATTCAAAATTACTTACTGAATTTATTGTTATTTTATTAGTAGAAGAGTTTAAAGTTACATTAAAACTATCAGATGTACCAGAAGAATTCATTGAATTTTGAATTTGTATAATTAATTCGTTTATAGTATAATTACCGATTGGTATTAGAATGTCATATGTATTTTGATTAGAATCTATAAAACTCAATGAGTTATTATTACTATTAATAAGATATTGACTTTTTGGTATATTAGATGATACTAATTTAACTTCTAATATTTCTTTATAATCTTGATTTAAATCAATTTGATAATTATTTGGATCTGGATAATCATTATTATTTCTATCTCTTGAATCAATTAATATAAAATATTCTTTTATATAATTATTATTATATTTAAAAGAATTATCTACCAATTTTTTAAAATCATCTGGTTGTTGAATTAATAAATCTTGTCCACTTGGTTTAGGTGCATCATTATTAATTTCTTTAAAATCTTGTTTTTCTGAAAATTTATTATTTTCAAATTCAAAACCATCTACATTTTTATTTTTTTCAAAATCTTTATTGTCATTTTCTCTTTTTATATTTAATTTTTCAAATGAATTTATTACATCGCTATTATCATTAATTATATCGTCTTGAATTTGTTTCATCACTATTTCTTTTTTTTCATCTGAGATATTTTTTCTTTCATTTACAACTTTTTCAAATTCATTAACTATTTGATCATTATTTATATTTAATTTTTTTTGATTTTCTCTTTCACTATTTAATTCTTTTATTATAATTTTAATGCTACTATCTAAAACTAATCTATTTAATCTTAAAAGATAATCTTTTAAAGTTTCATTCATTTTTTTATTATTATTTTCAAATATCATATTCATTAATTTCATAACTAATTTTTCTTCATCATCTCCTACTATATAATTTTCATTATTTTTTAAATTCTCATATAATACACTCATAATGAGTTTAAAATTTTTTTCAGAAAAAAAAAACTGTTTTAACATAATTATTATAATATATAATATTTATAGTTTTTATTTTAATTTATTTTAATTTATAAATCATTATTTTTTTAATTTAATTTACTACACATTAATACAGTTCTCATATTGTTTTTTCCATCTTTTTCCCATCTTATTCCATTCACAAATTCATTATTAGCACAGTAAACTTTTTGTCTATCCAAGTAATGTAATTTTTGATCTACTGCTTTTTGCGAGGTTCCCTTTACTTCTCTTTTTTTTACAGTATAATTACCTAATAATGTATTTTTTGAATTTAAATTATCTGAATTAATAGTTTTTCCACTGATATTTGTTCCACTGATATTTGTTCCACTGATAGTTGTTCCACTGATAGTTGTTCCACTGATAGTTGGAACAGAGATTTTATCTTTTATATTTGCATTTTTCGCATTGATATTTTTCGAAGTAACAATATTTTTATTTGTATTAATTTCATCATTTGTTATTTTTGAAAATACTTGTTTAAATAAACCAGTATTTGTTTTTATCATATCAACTATTTCAGTATTT